CATTTTTTGTTGATGTAATTTGGGTGGTAATTCCAGTAAAAGATCCATCAATAGTTCCACTAAAACTATTTTGAGATGTAATAGTTCCTCCACCAGATGCTCTAAAATCAATTTTTAAAGATTCAGTATTTACTGTTTTAGAGTCCTTCTGATCATATGACCCACTATTAAAATAAAGAGATCTATCTTGGAAATACTTTAGAACCTGTGTTTCATCGTCATATGATGCAATATACCCAGTAGCAGTTCCAATACCAGTTATCGTTTGGAAAATTTGATTTCCAGGAACTGCATCAGATGGTGTTGCAACTGAAGTTAGTTTTAATCCCTTAAGATTTGAAAATTTATTTTCTGTGAAGATAGTGCTTGCAGATCCAATTTGTGTTGGATTTTTAATAATACCAATCTGTGCAAATCTGGTATCTAGTGGAAAATCTTTTGTGGAATCATCAAAACGAGCATAAACAAGAACGCGATCCGCACCTAACTCATTATAGATATCATAACCATGTCCTCTGGATGGTGGAATAATTGGAATTAAATTTGCAAATCCCGTGGAACCAGAGTTAATTGTAGAAAGATCTATTCTTCCATAAGAATAATTTTTTCCACCAGAAGAAACAGTAACATCGGTAATTTTTCCACCTGTTACATCAACAACAACTCTTCCACCTTCACCATCACCAAGAATGTCCAATTCTGCTTCAGTTGTATTGTATCCAGAACCTTGGTTCTCGATATATACTGTTTTAATTTGATTCTCATTAACTAGAGAATCTCCATTCTCTCTCATTGCAATTATTTGAGAATCAGTGCTGGTTTCCCAATCGTTTGGTACTGGAATATATTCGATAGAATCAAACTTAATGATATCACTTGGGGAAACAGTAAATAGATATTTCCAAATATAACCATCACCACTTTCACCTGCTCTAGATGGTTCTAGATCGACAAATGTTGGTTCATCCTGAGAAAAATTACCAGATCTGTTTGCTGCCGAAGAACCATTCTCAATGCAAATATAAACTCTAAAATCACTATTCATTACATAGTAATTTGCATCATACAGTCGGGCAGAATTTGTCTGTGGTGATGGATTTGTGACACTATAATCATGGCGGTACATTTCATATACAGTACCTTCTTTCCAATCTACACGTCTAATCAGTCTGCGAATATCATTTTTTGTGATTTTTTTACCAAAAATCATCGTGTCTTTTACATGAGACAGATAATTTAAATTATCAATCGGAGCAGGTGTATTTGTATCCCAAGTATCCGAACGTCCAAAACCAACAATGCCTGGGTTTGGCAGACTTAAAAATACATAATAAGAATTGTTAGGATCACTAACGGATTCTACAAAATTACTTGCGTTTAATATTCTAAACTGATCTGTGACAATGGCAGCCATATTGCTAGCTTTTTTCTATATTTATAAGTTAATTGGGTAACTCTTTTCTTAGAGCACCAAGGTCTCTTAATCCAAATCCACGTCTCTGAATTGATGGGAAGGTCGATAATCCAGAATCAACATTTAACCCAGTAACAGCAACAGAAATTGATTCTGAGGATCTTGTAAATCCTGCCAATCTTCCCCAAGAGAATCTACCAGCAAAATCACTTGATATTGCAACAATACCAGTTGTATCTGTTGATGAAAGAATGTTACTAGTTATAATTCCTGTAAATGCATTCTTAGACACCGCATGTACATAATATATGTTATCAACGAATGTTGATCCAATACCCACTATAGAACTATCTTGACTATCAATAGAAGTAACTCCCAGTCCAACACTAGTTTGGGTAACTTTGATTGGATATCCAATGACTAATTTATCAAAATCAGCATTTGCATCAAATGAAACGTTAAATTTAAGTGCTAGTGGATTTCCACCAGTGCCAGATGTTGTTCCAATACCAGTTATAATTCCAGCAAATCCCTCAACGAATCTAATGCCACTAATTAACTCCTTTTGAACATTTGGTAGAGGTGCAATAACAGTTGGTAGTGTGGATGAAGTATATCCTGCACCAGCAGTTGTAATAGAAGTAAGAGTTACGATTCCAGATGAATTTACAGATGCTGTTGCGGCAGCAAGTGACTGCTCCTGATATCTACCAAACTCAAAACCATTTACAAATTCTACAGTATTAGATGCAGATTTGCTAAGTGTGATGTTGCCACCATCTGTAGCGGCAATGCCAATAACTGTTGTGGATGTATCCAGGATATTTGGAATTGCTTTTAAAGTTTGACCAATCTTTATAGATTCTGTATTGATTCCAATGATTACATCAGATCCAATACCAAGTGTTCCAACTCTGTCAATGATGTCTGCTTTAAATACAGTTCCAATTCCACCAATTGGTTTTCCAATTTTTAGTGTTACTGTTGAAGATGGTGTGTAACCACTACCACCATCAATCACATCAATGGACGAAATTGTTCCAAGACCAGAAACAACAGCAGATAAACCAGCAGAAACTGGGTCCTGATTATTTGCAATTAATAATCCATTAACCTGCTGAATTTCAACCGTTGATTCATTTTCTTCATAGTTAAAGAATTGTGCGTCATCCACAAAAATTTCTTGATCAGTATTGCTGAAATTCTTAATGACTTTAGCAGTTGGGAAAACCATTCCCTCAAGTGAATCTCTTGCTTTAGATTCAACTAGATCATTAATGAATAGATCTCTCTTTTGTTTTGTCCAATCAACAGGTTTATAATTAGTATCATCAATACCATCACCAAGATAGATACCAGTTTCAACAATATCTGATGACAAAATACTACTTACAATTCTTGATGATTGACCAACAGTTTGAGAATTTCCATCATTTTTTAGAATCTGTAAGGTATCACCTGGTTTAACAGTTTCGGAAACATCAACTTGTAAACTATCAATGTTCCTAGTTCCTCTATAGAAGAAAATATCAATCATATCATCTTTTTTGGGTGGTTCAGTGAAACTAAAGGTTGTACCACCATCAAATGTGTAAGAAACTTTAGGTTCTTGCATTACACCATTGACATATATTAGAAGAATCGCATCAAAATCAATAAGTGATGATGTTACATCAGAGGCGTTCTTTTGGAAACTTAAAAGTTGATTATTATAGAATAATGGGAATCTCTTTCTAACACCATCTTGTAAGATGCTGATATTATCAATATAATCAAATTCACCTAATTGGATAGATGAGAATGAATCTGAGAATACTTCTGTGACAGTAAATGTGATTGGATCAACAACGTTGATAAGTCTATAATCTGTAACCAATCCAACAGGTTCAAACACATCATTTAATCTGTAAGAATAACCTGGTTTCGTGATAATATATTCCTTAACCTCAAACAAACTTGTTCCAATGCCAACAGAATTACTTCTTGGTGCAATATCAAAAGTCATTGATAATCCAACTCCAGTCTGAGAGGTGTTACCAATTCCCAATCTTGAGATTCCGGTAAAGTTGAGATTCTCATATGCTGGATCATCAACACTAATAACAGGATTTACATAATTACTACCACCATCAGCAATTGTGAAGAACAAAGATCCACCAGTGTGTGCTGGAGAATATCCAACATTAAGTGTGAATGTGTTTACATCAGTAACCGTAACTGCGGTTGTTACGCCAGCAACAGGATCTTTGCCTGGGCGTGGATATGGATTATCTGTTTGGAAATTATCCCCAGCACATCTAAAAATTAGGGAATTTGCATCTAACGTAATTGTATCGTTTGTCGATAATCCATGACCAGATACTGTTAAGGTAAGAAGACCTGTTTCTGGGTCATAAGTTGCATCGGTTGGTGTTTTTTCATTTCCACTTTCTGCACCACTCTGAACATTAACCGCATTTGCCACCGCTGATTCAAATCTATAAGTATTTGGGACAACTTCTGCAGTAATTACTGCACCTGTACCAGCACCACCACCAACACCAACATTAACAGAAAGTGTATCTGAGTCAATTACTGTAATTGCTAGATTTACTGCACCACCAGCAGGATCTGTTGCTCTTGGATACGTGTGCTCAGTTGCATGATTGTCTCTTGAGCAAGTAAATACGAGTGAATCCTGAACGAGTTGTACATTTCCACTACTTCTTCCGTGAGATGGAATA